AAATTTATGACATTTATTTTGATGATCCTCTTTCTCGCCTCTCTTGCGTTAGCCGCTGATTCAACCTACACGACTAAGGTCTATCACAAGCAGGGCGGGGACGAAGAGGTTGTCGCTGACGGAGGTCAAATCACGGTTGAATCTGGCGGAGAGATTGAAATCGAATCCGGGGGGATAATTGATGTGGAGTCCGGGGGTTATTTCAAGATCGCCGGAACGGCCGTCACCTCTTCGGCCACGGAATTAAACAAGCTCGCGTCTATCGGCTCCGGAGATGTCCTGACAACTACAAACACAAAGGAAGTATCCGGAAAAACGATTGCCGGTCTTTGGATCAAGGCTGTCAGGCACGTATTCACTGTTGTAGGGAATTGGGCATTATCAGCGGCGGAGCAGCTATGCGCCTTGCTTGTTGCAGCAAGCGGGAGCGGCAGCATTACGCTGCCTGCGGGCACGGCTGATTATAGCCCGGTTTATATTGTCAGAAACGAAACCAGCGGAGATGTGACCGTCGGTATCGCTGGAAGCGCGGTGACGATTGCAACGGGGAAGACGGCAGTGGTTGTCTATGATCCCACCACGGCAGATTACGTGAGAGTGACGGCGGATGCGACTCATTAGCAGGATGGCGGAAGTCCTCCAGGACGAACGCACCTTTAACGAAAAACTGGCGTTGGCCCTCATGATCCCAATGATCTATTGGGTCTGGGGGCCAACATGCCCAACGAAAATCCACATCGGACACGCCTATGCTCTGATTGTTGTCGGTCTTCTCTTGGTTTTTATGAATCTCCCGTCCATTTCAATGAAGGCGTTTGGTCTATATTTGTCTATTTGGGTGACATGGATATTTTCGTCTGCCTTTGCGGATCTCATTCCCGCGGCAATCATCAGACAGACACTTGAAACGATCATCCTTATCGTGTCTGCGGCGGTTTACTTTTTAATTATATATCGAGGGGAAATGAATATTGAGAAGTACCGGAACTGGATTTGCTCGCTGACGCTGACGCTATGCGCGGTTTCTTTCCTTCTCTATTACTGGAAAAACCTTCCCGCCGTGGCTTTTCATGGGAACCAAAACTTTTTTGCGGCTTGGTGCGCCATCGGCCTGCCTTTTTTCTTTGACCGGAAGTGGTTCTATTTCATCCCAATCATTTTGTGGGCGCTCGTCATCTGCATGACGACAACGGCCTTCATTGCCGCTATGGCTGGGACCCTATACTATATCTATCCTCGGGCAAAACACATCCGGCGCGATGTGGCGAATTCTCTCATGCTTGTCATTATTCCGGCAGCTTTTTGGTATGCCTTCGTTTATCACCCATTTATAAACAGCGTGCGGTTTGAATACTGGAAAGACGTGATTCAAATTGCCTGCTCAAAGTGGCACATCTTTCTGTTTGGCGTAGGCCCGGGCGTCCTCTGGCGCTTAGGCGACATGATCCATTCTGAGTATTTCTACGGCCTCTTTTATTTCGGCACCATCGGCCTCGTTCTGTATTTTTTCATCATAAAATCAGTGCCGCGTAGCGATGAATATCGCGAGCTATATGCTTCATTCGTCGCGGTGCTTGTCGATATGATCGGAAACCACGTTTTTCATACCACACCAACTGCTGTTTTATCCATCGTTCCGATAGCACTACTTTTCAGGTTAAGGAGGAACATATGAAAAAAATATCAATGTTGATAGCGGTTGTCTTTTCGGTTCTTCTGATTTTCTCAGCGACATGGGCCGGGGTGACTGTTACGACGCCGGACATCGGAGCCGGTTCGCAAGGTGGATCATTCATAGTCAATGCAACGAGCGCCGACGCCTCTGGGTGTGAAGAACTGAAGGCGGCTCCGGCGACAGGCAAATCGATCTATGTAAAATATCTTACGATCAACAGCGGGGCTGCGATCACGATCACCATAGGAGAAGGCGAAACGACTCCGGGATCGGTCGATACGGCTCTGATCGGTCCAGTCTCTTTTGCTGCCAACACCTCAATGCAATGGGATTTCTATCCGGCAATGAAGTTGACATCAGCGACATCCTTGACCGTGGATGCGAGCGGCGCTGGAGATGTCTGTATATTCGTAACGGGATACGTCGAATAATAAGGAGCGCGGCCAGTGGCAGACATCAATGACGTTATGCTTGCAATGAACAAGGGATTTTCCGATCTTCACACGAAATTTGACGCAAAATTTGACGACTTCCGCGAGGAATACTCCGCTCACGTTCTGGCTTGCTCTCAGAGATTCGGCGATATCGAGCAGGAGCAGGCGGTCAAAAGGGCTGTTAATGGAGTAAAGGAAAAAGAGGACGAAAAGAAACTTGACGTCTGGAAGTACATCATTCGGGCATCCATTGTGATCATGACCGGCGGAATATTTACGGTGATCTGGAAACTCTTTGTCGGCCATATCGACATCATAGCGAAGTGAGATAGCCCATGAACCCTAACCGCAAAGCCTTTCTTGACATGATCGCATTCTCTGAGGGAACAGCGCACCTTGGTGATAATGGGTATAACGTTCTTGTCGGCGGGAAACTCTTTGATGGTTACGCGGACCATCCCCGGCGAGTGGTGAGGCTGAATGAGAAATTGTCCTCCTCGGCGGCGGGGAGATACCAGCTCCTTGCCCGATACTTCGATTTTTATAAAAAACTCCTAAAGCTCCCGGACTTCTCTCCGGAAAGCCAGGATGCGATTGCAATCCAGCAGATCAAGGAGTGTCGGGCGCTGAATGATATTGATGCGGGGCTTTTCGATATTGCAATCAGGAAGTGCTCTCGCATCTGGGCGAGCTTCCCTGGTGCCGGATACGGTCAGCATGAAAATAAACTCGAAAATCTCCGCGCCGCTTACGAAAAGGCGGGCGGAAAAGCGGTGACAGCATGAACCTTTACGACCTGCCGGATGAATGGCTTAGATGCTGGAAGCATGACAGGCCGTGGATTTCAAAAATTGATCTCGGCGACTGGGGTGTTCTTATCAAATACGCCTGCGGATGCTGTCTTGAATACATGGAGGGGAGGGAAACGAAATGACGAAATGGAAACACATTCTGATAACGCTGGCATTGCTCGGCGCCCTTCTCGTCATCGTGACGATGGAAGGCTGCGCTCCCACGGGCGAGTGGACGAAGCACGATTCCATGTACAAGGATTTCGACCATGCCGTTTACAGCATTCACGGCTACAAGACCACAAACACGAATGACCTTATTAAGAGCGAACGGGGCGGATGGTGGGGAGCGGAGGTAAAAGTAAAATGAAAAAGATATTTATTCTCTGCACGATTATCACGTTTGTTTTTTCCGGCATCGCCTTCGCTCAAACGTTCGACAAGGCCGGGAATAAATACGAGATTCTCCACACAACGGTCATGGGCAAGGATGTTTACCAGCTCAAAATTACAAATAAAGGCTATCCAATCAAAGAGAGGGATTATTTTGATGTCGTCCAGAACGCAATGAGCGTTGGCTATTACGATTACGACTCTCTTTTAAAGGCGCAAATTAAAAGGGATTCGTTGATGTCGGTGGAAGATGTCAAGGTTGAAAACGAAGAATATGAACGAGAATTGAAAAACGCAAAATGGAAACTTTTAGAGTAAAGGCGATGCTCAGAAGGTTCATTAACGCAATCATTGTTCTGGTGGCGTTCTCCCTGCTTCTTTTCGGCCTTTTGCACGAGATACCGGAGAGCGTGGGAATGACACCTATAATCATGGCGGGGTGGTGATGTGAACGATCTAACTCTTTACAATGCCGTCCGGGATCAGATGAAAACAGGCGATCTCTTGCAATGGAAATCAAATTCCCTGATCGGGGCCCTGATCCGCTGGCGGACAAAATCCAACGTCAATCATTCATCCCTGGTGATCCGCCTCGCTGAATATGAGGGCCTTGAACGGCACAGATGGACGACTGAGGCCCTCGAGCATGGCACTGTGCTGAATCTTCTCTCGCGCCGACTGGAAGCGTTTGACGGCGAATGCTGGTGGTATCCGCTCCAGGATAGTTGGAATGAGTACCGTGAGAATGTCGGAACTTGGGCACTTGATAAAATCGGTATCCCCTATGACTATGGCTCCATCGTCAAGCAGATCGTCGGCAAGGTATCGGCGGATGCCCGTGAGCTTTTCTGTAGCGAGTACTGCTATCTGGCCTATGGACTGACGGGTAAAGCTCCGAATCCGGGCGAAATGCCGGAACTGGGGATATTTAAAGAACCACAAAAGATACTGTGAGGTGAATCATGAACTGGGTATGGATATTTATCGACATTGATCCGTTTGTGATCGGTTTTTTGAATGAGGTTGCAAGATGGACAGTTGCAAACGCCGTTACAATTCTTGCCCTAAACACGATCATTGGATGGCTTCAGAATCAAGCCATCAAGCTGGAGGCTATTAAGGATAACAGGCGCCTCTCTTTGGTCGGCTATTATACCGTGATCCTGACAAAATGCCTCCTCTACATCTTATCTTTCAAGTGGATGACGCAGTTTAGGGAACCAAAGCCGAAGAAAGAAGCGCCGGTAAAGAAGGATTCTCCATGACCTTCAAGACTCAAATAGCGGCCGACCTCGATGTCTTCTTTAACAGCGATGAATTCGCCGATTCGGCGATATTTACGCACGGCGCGACGGTAGCGACAATAAAAGTCATTCTTGACAAGGAATATGACGGGTCGGAAGGAATGGGATCTTACAGATATTTTATGACGGCCAAGACATCGGATGTGGCTGCAGCGATACCGGGAGATATTATGGTTATCAATTCCGTGACTTACAAAGTAAAAGAGCCGCCTCATCATGCGGAAGATGGAACATCCATCATCGAGTTGAGTATAGATTGATGGCTGACAGCAAAAGACAGCAGATCATAGAAGCCCTGGATACAAGACTTAAAACCATAAAAAAAACCAGTGGCTATAAATCGGACATCGGCAATCATGTTTATGATTGGCTCGATCGGGATCTGGATGACAGCGAACTGCCGGCCCTCATCTACCGGGACAGGACAAATCCCATCGAGAGCTATACGGTCCTTAATTATTTGAACCAGGTCAATGTAGAAATCGAAGTTAAAGCGAAATCAGCCTCGACAACGGCTGAAAGCGTCCGGGAAATGATAGAGGATGTCTATAAGGCCATTGGAACGGATGATCGATTTGGAGGACTTGCAGTAGATTCACAGCCTGTTTCCGATGAGATTAACATATCCCATGAAGATAAGATCAAGGGCACCGGAACCATAAATATCATCATTGAGTATGAAAAAGAAAAATGGGGATTCTAAATTGAATAAGTCAAGGAGGAATAAAGAATGAAAAACTATCTTGCGAATTACAACGTTCTGGCTGTTTCGGCCAACGCAAAGGAGTCCGCGCTCAACACGGAGCAAACCCTTGATACATCCCTCCTTGTTGCGATGAACACTATCATATCGCTTCAGCCGAGGAGGGAGGATAACAAGGATGAAATAACGGGCAAGGAAGAGGCCGACTCTGTTTACGATCTCGGGGCATTTGCCGGCGGAACCCTTGAGTTTGATAAGGCCCAGGCCCAGCATTTCGGGTTTGCTTATGCCTTTGCTCTTGGATCTCCAACCCCGAGCTCATGGGGGACAGGTTATAAGCACCTGATCGCGCCGCTTTCAAGTTTGTCAAACCCATCCTTCACGCTTGCCATGAGATTGGGCCAGACCCTCATGAAAAGGCGTTTTGCCTCCATGTTTATTGATCAACTCACGGCCACTTTCGCGAAAGACTCCTGGGCGAAGCTCTCCCTGGCGCTGAAAGGTACCGGGAAATACACGGATAACATGTACAAGGAACTGGTCACCGCTGCTTTCAACGTCGCTTCTTTGGAGCTTGACGCGAATGCCGTCCAGGGAGCCGACGCTGCGACTCGACTCGACAATGTCCATCAGGTCCGCGTTCTGGTCCCCAACACGGGTGAATATCAGGATGTCGTCGTGACGGCAGTCAGTGCCGCGACACCGGCCGTTCTTACTATCACGCCTCCCGCCACGGCGACCCCTATTCAGGGGCTCTCCAAAGCAGCAGCCTGCGTGGTGACATGGGTAGGACACGGCCTGGTCGATGGTGACGAGGTAACCTTCGCCGGGATCACCCAGGCGGAATGGTCAGCCTTGAATGGTCCACAGGTCATTACCCGAATCGGTGACGATTCTTTTTCCATCGCCGTCAATACCTCGGGATATACCGACGCATACGCTCCGGAAACCGATCCCGGGACCATTGTCGAATCGACCGACGCCGTCTACGAGATTCTCTATGTTCCTACGGAGGAAGCATGGGGCACCTTCCCGGCCCGAGTCGTGGAACCTCCTCTCAGGGTTACCGATCTTGTCGTCAAAATCGGCGGAAAGTGGGACGGGACAAATTTTCTTGGCGGTCATTCGATGTCTGAAGAAATCGAATCCATTGAGCATGTCATCAGCAACAATATGGCCATCGAATTCAGGCCCGGAGGTACCGGAACCTATGCGAGCTACGCGATACGCCAGGGAAGAGCACAGGTCCTCAAGCTCAACCGCCAGCTGAGGGATTTCATCCTGCAGCAGAGGGTCCTCACAATCGAGACATTCGGGGTCCGCCTGACGGCAACTGGATCAGAGTTTGAAACAGGAAAGAATTATTACGTCGACATGATTTTCCCGAAATGCGCTGTCCTTGACGCTCCGATAAGCGTCAATGGAAAGCTCCTGGCCGAGGCTGGAGATCTCGTTGTCCTCCAGGACGATACTTACGGGAGCGTTATTGTCGAGGTGGCGAACAAGGTCACTGCCTATGCAGCGTAACTGAAGCTTATTGAAAGGAGATTTTATGCTTAAAATAGGAAAACTCGGCTTTGACGCCGATCCCGCGAACTGGCCCGAGGGTGTCTGGGGAACCTTTCAGGAAGGAGTTAGATTCAAGGTCCGAAAGATAACAACGGAGATCCTTCAGAAGCTTCGGGATAAATGCTGTTCATCCGAGATGGAACTTGATCCGAATTCGCGCCGGATGATCCCCGTCAAAAAGCTCAATGAGAAGAAATATGATGACCTGATCGCCGACTTCATGCTCGAGGATTTCGAGGGGGTAGGAAGCGATGATTCCGATCAGTTCCTCGATAAGAGCCTCGAAAGCAAAAAACGGATCATGAATGTCACCGCGCTGCGGGACTGGATCTGGGCCGCCGCATTCAGTCTTGACATGGCCGATATCCAGAAGAAAGAGGATGAGTTAAAAAACTGATCGAACTCACCCGGGCCCTATGTTCGGGTGAGGTTTCAAAAGATCTGGATATCCTCCCCGGAAACATCGTCCTCTGGGAAGTACTGACGATCGCAAATACACAATGGCTTTGTAATTTCGGTGGGGTCTATGGGCTCAATATCGATATTACAAGAAAGATCGCAATCGACTTTGATATTGAGATCAACCGAGAATTTTACGAAAAAATAAAGGTATTCGAGAAAGAGGCCCTGAAGATTTACAACAAGAAGGGCGATAAAGACAAACCATGCGACAGTCACCAGATGGAGGAATGCAAGATCCTCTACGGTGAGTTTTTCGAACCCACTTGCCGGCAATGCAAGGAAATGAAAGATGGCCGATCAGGAAGTCCGCCTAAAAATATCTACTGACGCGACCAGATCCGTAACTGCCATTGGCCAGGTTACGAATTCTCTCAAAACCATGGAGAGAGAATCCGCAACGCTGACCTCCAGGATAAAAGATCACTGGCTGGGGATGTCGGCAGCGATATATGGCGCTTATGCGACCATCAAAAAGGGATGGAACCTGGCCGAGATGGCGGCGACTTTCGAGCAACAGAAAATGATGCTGAATCGCCTCGCGTCTTTTTACGGCACGACGGCTGACGATATTCTATCCAATATTCAGAGGGCCTCCGATGGAACGATATCTTTTAAAGATGCTGTGGATGTTGCCGGCGAAGCGATGGTCAAAAAACTGAAACCGGATCAGTTATATGAATTAGCGAGCGCGGCTGAGTTTTTAGCGGATATCTCCGGAAAAAAGACCAGCGAGGTATTCACGAATCTTACCTCCGCGATCGCAACCGGAAGGGATCGGGCGATAAAGGGCCTTGTCGGCATCGTCGATCTCGAGACCCGATATACCTCAAAGCAAGTCGCAAACATGTCCGATGTGGAAAAGGCCCAGGCGAAATATGAAATGGTAATGAAGCGGGTGAAAACCCTCCAGGAAGAAGTTGGAGATGCCGGCGATACAACTGCAAAAAAAATGGAAAGATTCGCCGTCTCCGTACAAAACCTTCAATTGCATATCGGCCAGGGCCTTATCCGGGCAACGGCAGGAGCTGCAGCGGGCTTTTTAGAGCTCGCCATAGCCATCGTCTCCGCCTATCAGGCCTATGCCATGCTCATGGCAGCAATCGAGAAATATAATCCTGGAAAATTTATGGCTACTCAGACCCAGGGAATAGCTGATTATCTTACGGAGACACTGAAGAGATATGGGGTTGACGTTACGGGCGGTCTCCCCCAGGAACAACTTGATAAGTTTGCGAAGATGGGGACCACGAACTGGAAATCCGATGTTGAAAAAACGGATCAGATGATCAAGGATCTGAGGGGAAAAAGTAAGGAGATGTGGAGTATCGCTACCTCATCTTCTTCTGAGCTTGCAAAAGCTCTCGATCCTTCCAAACTGAACGAGCCTACGAAAAAATTGACCGATCAATGGGCTATCCTGAAAGACATACTTAAACTCGACATTGAAAAACAGGGTCTTGAAAGTTATCAGCAGCAACTGCTCGATATTACTCAACAGGTTAAAGACTATAAGCGGGAATGGGGTAACCGTAAAGAATTTGACACTTGGGCCGAATCAAAGAAATGGTGGATCGAATTTGAGGCGTATCTGAATCACATGATCGATCTCGATAAAATCCTTGCATCATATGAAGAGAAGACGGCCAAGCAGAGGATAGATCATGAGAAGATTCTATACCAGGAACGCGTTAAGCTGGGCGAGTACTCGACGGTTCAGCAGATAGGCAAAGAGATGGATTTTGAGAAGCAACTGCTTGAGGCTGAAAAAAACAGGATTCAGAAAAACATTCAGGCGGCCTCTCTGAAGCTCGACTCTCTTGAGAAAACGAGAGAGATTCTATCGCTTACGAAAGACCTGGATTCTGTAGAAAAAGGCCTATTAAATGTCGAGGAATTAAGGGCGGCCAAGCTCAAAGAATATTCCATGACCATATCTGAAGGTGTCGCTGCTGGGATGAATATATATGTCGACGAACTCGGGTCTCAATTCAGGCAGGGCGTTACTCTGGCCAAAGAAGCGGCCAAGGCCATGGAATCCGCTTTCAGTGATTTTTTCTTTGATATTATAACCGGAAAACTTCAATCTCTCGGAGATTACGTCAATTCATTCCTTCAGGGAGTAGCCCGCGCAATCTCCAATACGATGGCGCAACAAGCCGCCGCCGGCGTCATTAGCGGTGGCAGCACTCTTTTGAGCATGTTTTTTCATGAAGGAGGAATTGTCGGAGCCGGCGGAGGTTCTTACAGGATGGTGCCGGCTGAATTGTTTATCGGGGCTCCTCGTCTTCACAAGGGACTTGCCCAGGATGAATACGCGGCGATACTGCAGCGGGGTGAGACGGTCATTCCCAAAGGTTCATCGCCGGCAATCTATTCTCCGAATATCGAAATCAAACTGGAAAACAAATCATCTCAGCAACTCAGCGTCAGCCAGGGACCGACGAAATTTGAATTCAACAAGATGGTCATCACGGCCGTTGTTGACGACTATCAGCGCAACGGATTGACAAGAACTGTATTTGGAAAATAAATGGCCAGCTTTCCCACATTATCCGTGACATGCAGCTTCCCGATCAGCGAAGAAAGGGAAGACGCCACGATCCGATCAGGCTATGAGGCCGGCTACGAACACACGCGGCCCCGGTTTACGCGGGTGCGCATGAAATTCGGCGTTAAATACGAGAAAATGAATATCGATGACAAAGAGGACCTGGAGGACTTCATCGATACGGTCCGGGAAGGGGCTGATATCTTTACCTGGACCCATCCCCAGACTTCCGCGTCATTCGATGTGAGATTCGACCCGATCCCTAAATTCGAACTGGTAGCCCATAATATTTGGAAGTGCGAATTCGGATTGAAACAGGTCTGAAATGAAGACACTGCCGGCAAACCTCATCACAGCCAAGAACGCCCTGGCCTCGACGCACCCCTGGATCCTTCTCCTGGAAGTCACCATCCCGTCGGATCCGGAAGAAATCATCCGCCTGGCCCGTAATACAGAGGATGTTGAATTTCAGGGAAACCCATATACGGCGTTTCCCTTTGAGATCGATGCGGTAAAAGAGACATCGAAAGGAGAACTGCCCGTCGTGTCGCTTCGGGTGGTTAACGTAAGCCAAATGGTGCAGTCCTACATCGAGGAATATGATGGTCTTGTCGGACAGCCCGTGAAGCTCATTGTCGTCAATGCCAATCATCTTTCGGTGGATTATTCAGAACTTGAACTTAATTTCGATATCACGGCCTGCCAGGCGAATGCGCTCTGGGTCACCTGGAATATTGGAGCGCCGAATCCGCTGGCGCGGCGGTTTCCTTTATACCGATATTTGGGATTGTCTTGCGCCTGGGCTGGTCATTTTAAAGGCGTGGAATGTAAATACATCGGATCTGACACGATATGCGACGGAACGCTCGATGCATGCCGCGCGAAGGCAAACGCGGTTAATTTCGGGGGCTTTCCGGGACTCTCCCAGGGAGGGATCAGGATTGTCTGAAACGATTAAATATGAAGATCTCCTTGCCGTTCCCTGGAAGCGGGGCGGCCGCTCTGCGGAGGGTCTTGATTGCTACGGTCTCGTAAAAGAACTTTATGCACGTCTTGGCAGGGATCTTCCTGAGATCGAGGAGACGCCAGATACGGAGGCTGTCGAAGCGATCGACAAACTCTGGACCGCTGGTTATATCGATATAGGGGAAAAGATTGAAAACCCAGAGCCCTACTGTGTGGTGGTTTTCTGTATCCGGCCGCCCTGGGTGAGCCACATGGGCGTTGTGCTGACTGAGAATAGATTCATTCATATCCTGAGAAAAAGAACCGTGCAGGTGGACCGCTTGAATCATCCCTACTGGAAGGGGAAAATCGCGGGCTATTACCGATGGAAGAAATAAGCCTGGTCAGGATCACGAACCCTTTCTCTCCCGCGAGCCGGGTGACAGAGGTTGTTTCCTATCATGGAGAAACTATCGCAGATATCCGTCGAACCTGCGCTCCCGGCGATATTGATTTTGCAATCTCCATAAACGGTCATGTCGTTTTGCCGGAGCACTGGCACCTGACCCGGGTAGTTTCCGGAGACATGATTGTCATGCGGCCGGTTATTGAAGGGGGAGATTCTTTAAAGATCTTGGCCATGATCGCGATCGCGGTCGTGGCCTGGCATGCGGCGCCCATGATTGCAGGTTTCGTATCAACGCAATTCGGCACGATAGGTGCCGCGATGGCCGCTTTTGATCTGACAATGGCGCTTGCTCCGGCACTGATTATGGGCGTCGGCGGCATGCTCGTCAATGCTTTAATGCCGGCAAAGCTGCCCGACGTTCCGAATGTTCCCGGCCTCGAAGATTTTGACACATCACAGACTTATTCATTTAATCCGACAACGACTCAGGCCCAGGGCACGACGATACCCCGGATCTACGGGATCATGAAGGCTTACGGGAATATCATCTCCACCTATACCGAAGCCCTGAATGACAAGAATTACCTGAACGCGCTGATCGCCCTTGGGTATGGACAATACAAGCGGCTTTACGACTTCAAGATCAATGATCAGCCTGTGGAAAATTATAACGGAGTAGAAATTCACACTCAAATGGGGAAACTATCCCAGGCCGTCATTCCTAATTTCGACGATACGAAGGTTGAATATGCTTTAGGGATAAAGATTCCATACGGATCTCCTCACACGCATGCGACTATCGGCAATAGCTTCGACGGTCTGGAGGTCGATATCGTCTGTGCGAAGGGCCTTTATTATCAAAATGACAGGGGCGGGCTGGACGCGCACACCATTGGAGTGAGAGTTGAATATCGCAAAGAAGGAGCTCCGAGCTGGATTATCGCCACCTACGAGACCTATCAGTACAGCTATCAGGCGCCGGCCGGTTATTGGAGTGCGGGATACTGGCCATACGATGACTGGGGCCAGGCCTGCTGGTACGAATATGAAAGAGGATCCAGCGATCCCTCTGCGCACTATAACGGTGAGTCGCGCTGGGTCACGGTATGGCCCGGGACGGAATATGAAAGCTCTATGCGGCAGGGGACCTGGCGATGGTGCACAGAGATAGTAACCAAATGGGCGACGGCAAACAGGGATTACATCACGATATCCGGCTCTCAATCATCAGCCATTAAGCGGACATTGCGGATCGCCTCCAATCTTCCGCACGGTCGTTATGATATCCGGGTCAGCAAGATGACATCGGACCAGACAAGCATCCGCTACGCCGACGATGTTTACATGTCATCCGTTAGAGAGGTCAATTACGAGGATTTTACTTATCCCCGACAGGTGCTTGCCGGAATCAAGGCCCTGGCGAGCGATCAACTCTCCGGATCTCTGAAATTTTCGTGCATGGTGGAAGGGGCCTTTGTCCGGGTCTGGACCGGCTCGGCCTGGTCCATCGAGTGGAGCGATAACCCGGCCTGGGTCTGTTACGATGTCCTCACTCAACCTGTTTTTGACGATGCCCTGACCGCGGTGCTGCGCTATGACGGGATTGACCCTTCCCGCATTGATCATGAGGCCTTTAAGGTCTGGGCGGATTTCTGTGATGAACTCGTGGACGACGGAAATGGCGGTACAGAAAAGCGATTCCTCTTTAATGGGACTTTCGACACGGAAATGACCCTCTGGGAAGCCGCGATGAAGATTGCCCAGATGAGCCGGGCTTTGCCTTTTTTCAAGGGATATCAGATCACCGTTGTTGTGGATAAGGCCGCTTCACCGGTTCAGCTCTTTACGGCCGGAAATGTCGTTCAGGATTCCTTCAAGGAGACCTTTCTTCCCATTGACGAGCGGGCAGGCGAGATTGAAATCAGCTATGTCAACCAGGACAATGACTATGCCCGGGATACCCTTACAGTCATCAATTCTGTGCTTAATCGGCCATCGAACCGGGTCAGCCTTCAACTTATGGGTGTGACGAAGGCCTCCCAGGCCTGGCGCTCCGGGCAGTTTCAGCTTCTTTGCAATCAGCACCTTAAGCGTACCATCGATTTTGAGGCGGATATCGATGCCATTGCCTGCACTTTAGGAGACCCGATCAACTTTGCCCACTCGGTACCGAAATGGGGACTCGCCAGTGGCCGGATCGTTAGCGCCACGAATACCCCGAACGGCCGGGTGACCCTCGACCAGGAAGTTATTCTCGATGCCGGGAAAACCTATGTGATCATGCTCCGGCTCGATGATGATACCCTGGTCACGAAGACGATCTCGGACGGCGCCGGGACCTACACGACTCTTAATCTCACGACGGTCTGGGATTCAATCCCGACCCCGTATTGTCCTTTTGCCATGGGTGAGAATGGCTATGAGGTAAAGCCCTTCCGGGTCCTCGATATCAGCCGCACCGGAGATCAGAAGGCTTCTATTAAGGCCATCGAATACAATGAAAGCATTTATGGTGTGGATACGGGGATCCCGGTCATTCCGACACCGAATTATTCTACCCTTGAAAGTCTTCCTTCGGTCAGCAGTCTTGATTTAAAAGAACAGTTGAAGAAGCGCGCTGACGGAACGATTATCACAATCATTGATGTTTCCTTTGTCCGACCGGCATCGAACCTCTGGGATCACGTGGAGATCTGGTTAGACTCTGGAGGCGGCTGGAGTTATCATGGACGCTCTTACGGTGGCCTGTATTCCATTGAAAATGTTACGGATAAGGCAACCTATCAGATTGCCGTTTTAAGCGTCAACAAGGCAGGAAATAAAGAAACCATCGCCGCCGCACCAAAGGCCTCTTTATATGTCTTCGGAAAAAGCATTCCACCGGAAGATATCGCAGAGATCTGGGCGGAAGCAGCCCAAGGAGGGCTCAAACTTACCTGGCAACCAGTGGGCGATATCGATCTATCCTTTTACAAAGTCCGCTGGACAAGCGATCTTGCCACGGGCTCCTGGTCAAATTCTCTCGATATCGGGATTGCCAAGACCTCGACCATTACCATTCCGGCGGCAAGAAACGGGAGGTACTACGTCAAGGCCGTGGACACGTCCGGAAACGAAAGTATGAACGCCATCGCCGTGGAGACGACGATCCCTACGATTCTCGGCTGGAATGTCCAGGAAACCCAGGTCCAGGAGCCGGACTGGCTGGGTACGAAAACGAATATGATCGTCGTCGATGAAAAGCTCCTCATGGATTCGAGCGTGGCGTTTGATGATATTGCCGATTTCGATGCCGTGATCGATTTTGACTATGGCGGCAGCGTGGTTGCCCAGGGGATTTATGAAACGGAGTCGATCGATCTGGGGAGCGTGCAGACGGCCCGGTGCTCCGTGGAGTTCAAATTCAATGTGGTGAACCTGGATGACCTTTTCGATGACATCCTGGATTTTGATTTGATCGCGAATTTCGATGGAACGGATAATACAAATGCCGGTGTCATTCCGCAGATCGCCCTCTCGCAGGATGGGTCGACCTGGGGCGACTGGCAGAACTTCATTGCCGGGGACTATGCGGCCCTGGCCTTCAAGATGCGCCTAGTCTGTTTCTCGCTCGATACCCGGAGCCGGGTCGATATCTCTAATGCCTCATTGATCGTGGACATGCCGGACCGGGAAAAAGCGTCTGCGGATGTGGTTTGTCCGGCTGGAGGACTCTCGGTCTCATTCGATAAGCCCTTCATGATCGTTCCCCGGATCGGCATCACGGCCCAGGGGCTTCAGGCGGGCGATTATTATGCCTTGTCGAATAAGTCAGTGAACGGATTCGATATCATCTTTAAAAATTCCGGAGGCGTCGGGGTTCAGAGGACAATGGACTGGGCAGCCAAAGGATATTAACTAAAGGAGGAATGCCATGTCCCAGCACGATATGGAAATAACAAATTCCGATGCAAATACCGGTTTAACTTTTCGAGCGGCCATCAATGCGGCCTTGCAGGCCCTGGTGAGTAATAATGCGGGGGCCACCGAACCACCTACGCCCTACGCCTACATGTGGTGGCCCGATACGACGACCGGCCTTATGAAGATCCGCAATGCCGCCAATAATGCCTGGATCACCATTGGCACCCTTGCAGACGCATATCTCGGACTTATGCAGAAGACGGGAGCCAACCTTGCCATCGGCTCCGATGCAGACGGGGACATGTATTACAGGGCATCGGGGTTATTGGCACGGATACCAAACGGCATATATGCGATAATGAGCAATTTTTGGGGTGACAAACCCCAACGACTCATCGAGGCGCACGCCTCCGACCATACCAAGATCACGGTTAATAAGGGTGCATATTACATTCCTATTTTGGTCGGCACTACTCATTTTCTTATCTCTGCCGCAGTTCACGTTTCGTCCGTGGATGATATTGATACAGGAGCCGTGGAAGCCGGAAAAGATTATTACGTTTACGCCTGCAATAATGCCGGAAGTCTTGTCTTTAAAACCAGCCTTGCCTCCACTTATCCAGCCGGATTTAATGCCGATACTTCCCGCAAAATCGGTGGATTCCATACGCTCTGCACCGCCGTTGGCACTATCAGCGGGCACACCTTGACTGGGTATGCCCAAAAAGATATTCTCCCTGCCTCGATTTGGGATCTCAAGCACCGGGCAAGATGCGGAGTCAATGCCGGCATGGTCTACGATACGAAGTCCGGCATCTGGGTTGATATCTATCTGGCATCCGGCACAGGTGCTTCAACTGTATCGGCAAACGGTGGAACTATCTCCGACACGCGGGACTGGAATGATTTCGTGGACGATGGCGGTGCGGTTGGAAAACGATTACTGACAGATTCGGAGTTTCAGCTAATCGCTGCCGGGTCCAACGAAGAAACCAATATTGCCGGGTCTGCCGACCCGGTGACCACAGGCGGGCATTCCGATACAGCTGGCAGGCGCATGATTTCTAATATCGGCTGTGAGGACTGTTGCGGGGCAATGTTGCAATGGCTGCTTGACCAGTCGGCCTATGTTGATGCGTCCATCGCGGCTGGCTGGTATAACCTGCCTGGCTCCAAGGGACAAATTTATCGCCCTGAAGATACAGGTGATATCAAGCTTCTGGCGGGCGGTCTTTGGAGTTATGCTGCGTATGCCGGTTCGCGTTGTCGTAATGCGAGTGGCTTTCGCTGGACTGCGGCTACGGCTAGCGGCGGCCGGTTCGCGTCGGAGCCGCTGTAAACGGAAAACGGAACACGTCGATGCAGATTTTAAGGCTGAGAGATCATTTTTGGCTTCTGGCAGGCGGTAATTGGAATAATGCTGCGTATGCCGGTTCACGTTGTCGTAATGCGAATAACTATCGCTGGAATACGAATACGAATATCGGCAGCCAGTTCGCGTCGGATACAGGACTTGAGTAAGACTCCTGGCTGGATCGATCGGCCTTGTTTTCTGCCGAAGGGCAGAGAGCAAAATACATGACGGAGGGTGAAAATAGCCAGTAGCTCCGGCGAACGCTATTTTCACCAACAATAAATTATGAAGAGACACGGAAACCTTTTTCCTATGATCATCGACCTGGAAAACATTCGTCAGGCCTATCGTGATGCCCGCAAGGGAAAGACCTGGCAGGATACGATCAAGCGCTTCGACCGGCATGCCGATGAAAACCTATTGAAGATCCGGAAGTCCCTCCAAGAAAAAACGTTCACAACCTCTTCTTATAAAACACGGACCATTTATGAGCCCAAGAAAAGGCTCATCTATAAACTGCCTTTTAATCCGGACCGGATCGTTCAGCATGCCCTGATGCGAGTTGTTGAGCCGATCTGGGATCATCTTTTTATCCATGAATCCCATGCCTGCCGGAGAGGCAAGGGCATTCATTCCGGAAGCCGCCGAGTTATGGAATTTGTGAGGAGAAACAGGTACTGCCTCAAAATCGATATTTCAAAGTTTTACCCCTCCGTGGATCACGACATCCTCTATGAGATTGTTCAGAAAAAGATCAAGTGTCCGGGCACCCTCTGGCTCATAAAGAATATCATCTACAGCATCGAAGGCGGGAAGAACGTTCCGATCGGCAATTATACGAGCCAGTGGTTCGGAAATCTTTACATGAATGAGCTGGACCAGTTTCTGAAGCATGAGCACCGGATTAAGGACTATATCCGCTATTGTGATGATTTCTGTCTTTTCCACGACGACAAGAGGCGCCTCGGTGCCCTGACGCGGATTATCGAAGATTTTCTCGGCGAGAGGCTCAAGCTCACAATGAGCAAGTGTGATCTGTTCCTTGTTTCCCGGGGTGTTGATTTTCTGGGATATCGCCATTTCCCGGATCATATTCTCCTGCGCAAATCAACGGCACAAAGGATCAAGCGCCGACTGAAAAAGCTGCCTTTGATGCTGACCCGCGGGCTGATTACGCCTGACCAGTATCGTTCGACTCTCGCGTCGGTGTCCGGGTGGATCCGATGGGCTAACACATACCATTTGAGACAAACGCTGAATCTCGTGGCGCTGGAAAGGGTTTTAGATGGAGGTACGCAAGCGATTTAGAGACTTCGCAAAAGAGCACCAACCGCTGGACGGCGCGAAGCTCAAGATCGAAGATATATTAAACAAGGAGGTCTTGCTTCTCGACTTCAGAGTCAAGCCCAGCAAATACGAAAAGAACGGGTGTTTAACATTGCAGTTTATGATCGGAGAAGAAAAACATATCGTCTTTACCGGCTCAGCGGTTCTTACAGATCAGGCCCAGGGATATAAGAATGAGTTGCCATTTTATACGACCATCAAGAAAATTGACCGTTATTATACTTTTACTTGAAGGAAAGGAGGTTTGTTATGCGTGGGTATCCGAAGCATGTTGCAACGAAGCAGGACTATATCAACTTGCTGTCCATTAAAGAATACCGAGATGGGGCCATTGAGGATTTGAAGGCCATATCTCAGATTCCCGATGAAAAGGTATTACGGGTTGTCTCAGGGTCGGAAGAAGATAAAAATCTGATCACCGAAGAAATCGATAACCCTATGCCGCTTTGTAAAGCCAAGGGGTTTAAAAGTCGGCAGGATTTGTTAGATCTCATTAACAAATATAATATCGATGTAGTCACAAGGTAGTCACAGAGTGCATAAAAAAAGAATCTCAAAAATCTCTGAAAAGCTTGCTACTGCTGGTGGGCCGTGGGGGATTTGAACCCCCGACCAACGGATTAAAAGTCCGCTGCTCTACCGAACTGAGCTAACGGCCCATGGATTGTTTTTGAGGGTGCCTCTCTTAACAGCGTGCCTCCGGCCTGTCAAGCAAAAACTATCAGGAGGCGAAAGGGTTTTTGACGATGATGGTCTCAGACCGGTCCGCACCGACGGAAACGAGGACGATGGGAATGCCAAAGAGTCTTTCCAGCCTGTCGAGATACTTTCTCGCATTCTTCGGCAGGTCTTTCATCTTTCTCGCCTTGCTCATGTCTTCCGTCCATCCGTCCATTTCCTCGAAGACAGGCCTGTACTGAGAGAGGGTCCTGAGGTTGGAGGGCACGGATTCCGTGAATTCTTCCCCGTTGCTCCGGTATGCCACGCATATTTTTATTTTTCTGATTCCTGTCAACACGTCGAGCTTCGTGATGGCGATGCCTGTGATTCCGGAGATCCGGATGGACTCGCGGAGCTGCACCATGTCGATCCAGCCGCATCGGCGCTTCCGCCCCGTCGTGGCGCCGAATTCCCGCCCCACGCGCTGCATCTGCTCTCCGATCTCGTCCGTGAGTTCCGTCATGAAAGGACCACCTCCAACTCTCGTGGTGTACGCCTTCACGATCCCCACGATGTCCGTGATGTTGGTCGGGCCGATTCCGGATCCGCTGCAGGCGTTTCCGGCGACGGTGCTCGAGGAGGTGACGAAGGGATAGGTGCCGTGATCGATGTCGAGGTGCGTTCCCTGGGCTCCTTCGAAGAGAATTTTTTTATTGTTTCGGATCGCTTCGCCCAGGATGATGGAGGTGTTCGCCGCGTAGGGTTTCAGGCGCCGGGCGTATTCGCTGTATTCCTTGTAGATGGCCCCGCCGTCCAAAGGCTCTTCCTTGAAGAGCTTCGTGAGATAGAAATTTTTCTCTTCCACGTTTCGCTTGAGCTTGGCCTGAAAGACCTCGTCATCGAGAAGATCACAGAGCCGGATGCCCACGCGGGCGATTTTGTCTTCGTAGGCGGGACCGATCCCCCGTCCCGTCGTTCCCAGCTTGTCCGCACCCTTAGCGGCTTCCCGGGCACTGTCCAGCTTCTTGTGATAGGGCATGATTATGTGGGCCCGCTCGCTCACGCAGAGTCTCGTGTCGGGCGGGAGGAGATTCCTCCTGGTGAGCTTGTCAATTTCTTCGATGAGGACGGCGGGATCAACGACCACACCGTTGCCGATGATACAGGTCTTGTGATCGTGGAGAATGCCTGAAGGGATGAGGTGGAGGATGGTCTGTTCCCCCTTCACCACGAGGGTATGGCCGGCGTTGTTTCCGCCCTGGAATCTTGCGATGACGTCGGCGTCTTCCGCATAGAGATCGACAATTTTTCCCTTGCCTTCATCGCCCCACTGGGTTCCAACGATAACGACACTTTTCAT